TGTTGTTTCTTCTTCTATTATTTTACCACCAAATGGTATGTTGTTAAATGTCTTCATTTAAATTTTACTCCTGCCATTACTTCAGTTAAACATGCAACCATATTCAATTCATGGTCTGCAACAAAACTATTTTTATATTGATAATCAGCCAGAATCAAAACAAGTTGTGGTATTGATTGTGGCTCTACAAAATCATTCATATTATCATATAACTTACGAAACATTGCTGCTGGTTCTGTATCAATATTATCAGCAACCCATTGTCTCATTTTCTTAAAGTCTTTTATTTTAAGAGCTTGCATAAGACTATCGAAACTTACATCACTTACGTTAACTAATATCCCACTATCGATTTTACCAAAGTTAGAATATCTTTGTAATTCATTTAGTGTTCTACGAAAGTCTGGAAAGTATTTAATAATCAATTCAGCAAGAACTGCTGGGTCTGAATTAATACTTTCAACTGCAAGTATTTGTTGAATCATTTGCATAAATTGACCAGCCAAAGCATCTCTTTCTTTCTTTGGCATAGCAAATTCAATTACACTTGTTCTAGAATGTAATGGTTCTATGATTCGATTCTTAAAGTTACATGTAAGAATAAACCTACAATTATTACTAAACTCTTCAATAAACCCACGCAAAGCTGGTTGTGTGGATTGCGGATTAAGGTAATCCGCTTCGTCTAGAATGACGACTTTGTAGCCGCCTGATAAGGAAACTGACGAAGCGAATTGTTTGATTTTGTTTCTAAGTGTATCGATACCTGACTCTTCAGAACCATTTATAATAATGTAATCTAAATCAAGTTCATTACATAAGGCTCTTGCAACTGTTGTTTTACCTGTACCTGCTGTACCTGTAAACATCATATTTTGAAGTTCACCTTTTTTTAGAATGTTTTCGAAAACCCTTTTAAGGTCTGTTGACAGAATACAATCCTGTACTTTCTTTGGTCTATATTTTTCAACCCATAGAAATTCTTGCATTAGAGTACCTCCCAGCCTTCAACTGTATCTAATCTAAAAGACCTCCATGCGTTTTTATCTAACGACCAAACTGGAAATGCCTCCATTGAATTAGATGAGTAGTTGATTTCTGTTTTAACACCATTTGCTTTAAGCATTTCTGGATTTAGAGTACAAGGCATAACTCTTATATCGCCTGTATCTAATTTTGTAAATGTGACTGTGACTTGCCCTTTTTGTAAAGCCTCGAGCAAATTGGCTTTTTCAGTATTGTTCATAATATATCCTATAATAAATTTGAGGGGACTTTCACCCCTCGTGTATTAACCTTCCGCTGAATCTTCTTCAACAGCTTCGACCTCAGGTACTTGACCTTCTGGTGTTTCACCGTTTTTAGAAGCTGCGTTAAGAAACTTAACTGTTCTGTTTCTTAAACCGCCAACTGCTTCAAGCTCCGGGCCTTCAAATCCACCTCTTTTAGAACAAATATCAATTATTTGTACCATTGTAGCGATGTCTTGTAGACTTAACTGGACGCTTTCTTCAGCTTCAGTTTCAACGTTATTTACTTCTTCTGACATAATTTTCTCCTATGCATAGTTACGAAAATAAGAAGACCCACCCCATGCGGCATCTTCCATTCCTACAATATATTTATACATCGTAGCTTGAGTTTTTCTCAAGAGCGATAAAATAATCCACCGGATAGTTACTGTTAGTCCAGTTAGAGATTAGCTTTGAGCTGATGCTAACAAAGTAATCGCCTGGCAATAACTTCAGGTTAGGAATACTTACCACGAAGTTGAACTCATTTTTACATGAGTTATCTTTATCAAGGTCAATCTCAAATAGGTTTGAAGTTGAGTCTCTTGTATCTAATACAGAGGCTGTTATAACTCCATTGCTACCTGTGATTGCCAATTCAGTGTGACCTAGTACTGCAGCAGCTTTACGAATCTGATTTAGTTTATCTTCTTCGATATTGACTCCTACTTCTGGGTCAGGCATCTGAATGTCTTTTTGAGGAGTGGTAAGTATATCACTTTCTGAAAAGAAATATCTAATCTTTTGACCACTACCTGTTATTAATACTGCTTTGTCTTCAAAGACCAATGTTGGATTATCTATAAGACTTAGCACAGATAAGAATTCGTTTAAATCATAGATTCCAAATTCTTTTGGAAAGTCTTCTACAATAGTTGCTGATGCAAGAATTGTTTTAGACTCTGAGATTGTCTTAAGTTTTTGTCCTGGCTTAAAAACTAAGTTAGGATTAATTGTTGAGAAGTTTTTTAACACGTTCAAGGTGTCATTTGATAGATTCATTATTTTCTCCATAATGTATTATTATACCATGTATTCAAGTAAAAGTACACAGTTATTTTTCATTTGCTTTATCATGCTCGTTTAAAGCAATAATAGCGTAATGTAAAACTTTTTGTAAGTCTTTTCTATGGTCAGAAGGTATACCTTTTTTACCATAGCGTTGAGCGTACTTAAGAATGTTACCTATTGCAAATCCAATTCCATGTCCACAATCTGAGATAAACTCAGTGGATTGAAATCTATTCTTTGAATAGTGACCATCATAAGTTACATCAATATAAGCTTGGAGCTCTTCAATAAGAGCTCCTTCATTAAACTTATAGTTTATTTTATTATTCTTTTTAAACACTTTCATCCTCACTTATTTCAGGGTTGTATTCATCAGCATCTACTTTACTGTATAAATCAAGGAATGCATCTTTTGTATCATCATCAAATCTTGAGATACATAAGTCAATTGCTTTATCTCTTTTTTGAAAGATTGAGAAAGTTTGAACAATGTGGCAAAGCCTTCTTGTTGAAATAACTTCATCAACACCATCATCATAAAATGTTTTTCTGATAATGTCAGCCCAAAGTACTAGCTTTTCTGCAAAGTCTTCATCAACATAGTTGAATTTTTCCATGTGCTTGATTACAATTTTCTTTTCGATACCTACACCAGGAAACTTTTGGTCAACTGATATTGTAAATCTTTCTAAGAAAGCATCATCAATAATTGAAGCTGCGGTAAATCTTCCATCGTCAGAGCCTTTACCTTTTGTATTAGCAGTTGCTATAACATTAAATCCATTAGCAGGCTCAATAACTTCTCCAGTCTTTTTAACCAGAACAGGTTTGCCTTCGAGGATTCCTTGTAAGCACATAATTTTATTTGTAGCTCTATCGATTTCATCCAATAAAAGGATTGCGCCATTTTCCATAGCTTTAAGAACTGGACCTTTTGAGAATACGGTTTCACCATTAATAAGTCTGAATCCACCCAATAAGTCATCTTCATCAGTTTCAGGATTGATTTGAACTCTTATGAATTCTTTGCCGACTTTAGCACAAGCCTGCTCAACCATGAAAGTCTTACCATTGCCAGAAAGACCACTGATGTATGTAGGATAAAACATATCCGATTTGATTATTTTAACGATGTCATGATAAGCACCCCATGCAATGAATGTTGAGTCTGCTTTTGCATATGTTTTTTCATCATTTACGATTGACTGCATTTGTGCAGCATTTGTAGGAATAGAAGCAACAACTGAATTTGATACAGTTGTTTGTCTTACAGGTTCTAATAAAGTAGCAAGGTCATAAGTACCTATTTTTACTCTATTAGTTTTATCTAGTAAAGGATTCCAATCCTTACCAGAATATCCTAGCTCTTTACCAGCATCTACAATAGTGCCAGTTCTGAATTGTGTTTGGTCTGGATATTTAACAGCCAATTCTTTCAGTATAATTTCAGTTGATTTTTTCATAATATAATTCTCCTTATCAATTTATAGTACTATTATACCACAGTTCTCTGTGAATGTACACCCTTTTTGTGAAAATAATTGCACTTTTTTCATTCTGCTACAGCCTTACCAAAGTTAGTTAATAGCGTTTTATTAAGCTTTTTAGATTTACTGAATCTCTTAAAAGCTTGTGTTATTTGTCCTTTTGAAGCATCTTCAGCAGGAGTAAATTCTTCGATATCAGTTTCAAGCTGTTGACCTTTTACAACATATAACTGATTGTAACCTAATACATTAGAAAGTGTTACACATTTCTTTTTGTTATATTCTTTATTAAATGGTTTTACATCTTCAGCATCCATCCAACTGTTATCAATTGCTTCACCAATTTTATTCTTAAATGAATATCTATCATCGGCAATAAAGAATCCTAGTGTTGTAGCATTAAATCGCTTTTTAATATTATCAAGTAATGCTTGAGTTCCACCTTTTCTAGAGTCTGGCATTTCTACATTTCTACCCATAATATTGACATACATTTTTCTATGATAAGTATATCTATCACCAATATCCGTTCTTTTGATATTTTCGTTATGTGTTTTTACTAATGTACTTCCGTTTGTATCACCATCTGATATAACAACAACATTCATGTTTTCAACATTATTTGTCTTTTTAAATGTATCGATAAGTGTATGAGAAGCTACTAATGCTTCGTTTAATGGTGTTGAACCATAGTCTTCATTTGGTGATATGATATATCTTTCAGTATAATTATTTGCTTTTGCTAATGAATATCTTAGATACATGTGACATATTGCTTTTTCGAATTCTGCTTTTTTTAGTTTTGAAGTAACTAGTTGTGGCATTGATAATCTTTGATGATATAATTCACCATCAATTTGTGTTGAAGTATCAAAACCATCGTCATTAGACCAGCTGCTTCCACCTAGTTCTTTATTACAAGAGGTAAAGGCATATACTTCAAAAGGTATATTTACTGCTTTACAGAACATAACTAAGTGAATTAATTGGTCCATTACATTACCCATAACTTGAGACATAGAACCTGAGAAATCAATTATCATTATCATTCCATGATTTTTAGCATCTGCTAGTTGAGTAACTCTTGAAAAGATATCATCATTTGTTTTGTATGACCATACTTTATTGACATCAATTGAACCTGTTTTTGCAGTTTGAGACCTTGAATATCTGTAAGCAGCTTTTCTCATTTCAAACTCTTTTACAGCAAAGTTAACATCTTTCTTTACAGCTTTTATATATGCTTTATAATCTGCCATGACAACATCTACATCTTCTTGTGCATATACTGGCATATTACTTATAACTCTATCTCTTTCTTTTGAAAGAGTTTTAAATGGTATCACTATTTTGCTTTGTGTATCTTTACTAAATCCATTGCCAAGTAATGTTTGAGTGCCATCTTTTTTTATATCAAGTAATTCATCTTCTTTATTTCTGAAGTTTTCATCTGATTGAGAAACATCTTCATCTTGTGGCATAGCTGCATCTGGTGCACCTGGTCCGGCACCGCCAGCTTCTTTACTACCTTCATTAGAATCTTTTGGTTGTTCTTTCTTTTCTTGTTTCTTTTCTTCTGATTCTGCATCATCATGACCTGGTGAAGATTCTGTTTGCTCTTGTTCAGTTTCTTCTGATTGATTATCCTCTTCTTCAGGTTCAGGAGCAGGAGGTGGTGTAAGTAACTCTTCTTGATTTTCTTTTGTGTAAGCTAAAACATCTCTTACAAGTTGTAATACTTCATCAAACGTTTCAGTTTTCATAGCTCTATCATAGAATACGATTTCTTCATCGTTAAAAGGTACATCTAAATGAGCACCTACTTTTGCTTTTAGATTTATTTTATCGATAAGCTTTACGTTGTCCCAATCCATATCATGGAATTCTTTACCAAAGAAACCATCATCGAATAGTTTTTTGTAACCTCTTGCCATTGGAGATATAAGACCAACATAAGCATCTTTGATATGTCTTTCAATTCTAGCA